CGAGAACATCACCACCTAAATACTTAATCCAGCCATGCCCAACCGCAGACTGGCTATCCTTAGAAGTAAACGTGATTGACCCTAGATAGATTTCCTCATCGATTTCAGGACACCACATGACTGGCTTCCAAACACCAGACACTTTAGTCCAAACTTTTCGGACAGACTTCCAATCACTGGACACTTTCACGTTCATGACGTTAGCCCTATCCCAAGTGCTACCGTCCTTCACCCATAGCCGAGAAAAACCCTTCCCGCCGGTGGAGGTGTCTGTGTCCCAATTGGAGGTGGTAGCCATTAGTTGTAGTATTGGAAGTGGATGTCTCCGTCAGCCCCATCGTTGTTATCTGGGTCGCTGGTTGAATATGTGTGGGTTGGGCCACTGACCGCAGCATCAACCCAAGACGGAGTTGCATCCGTGCCACCCGCAGTCAGCACCTGACCGGATGTGCCAGTGCCTAACCTCTCCGGTGCGCCGTCTGTGCCATATACCAAAACATCTCCCTGAGTGCCGTCCTCCATCTTGGCTGGAGTGATTGCATCGTCTGCCACAGTCACCGCACCATCGGCGGCAATCGTCACATCGCCAGAGACGGTGGTCGCTGTTGGAGTGCCTGCGTTGCCGACTACCAATTGACCCGTGGTCAGAGTTGCCAGTTTGTCATACTGGACACCTGCCGAGGTTGCAACCTTCGCATTGGTCACCGACCCATCCGCAAGGGACAAGCTGCCAACCGCTCCACTGATGTCCACGGTTGGTGTGCCGAGTGCATTAAGTTTGGAAATGGTTACCGTCTCGCCATCACTCAAGGTGGCTCCGGGGGTTACTGTTGCGCTAATTGCCATCTTTATATCTCCTATGATTTGACAGTGACAGTACGGTCACCTTGTCCAGTTGTTAAATGTGCTTGGGTCAATTCAATTCGACCCTGCGAGTTGGTTACTTCGAATTGCGTGTAACGACCTGTCCTCGGTGACAACGCAAACGGCTCCATCGTCTGCTGCATACGGTCCAGCCGAACTCCGTTTGTGCCGAGCGAGAAGCCTTCAACGGATACCTCCTGAAGTATCGGTTCATCTGTTTCTGAGATAATCGTGTCTCCCGCCTCGGTGAGCAGGGTATCCAAGTCTACGTCAAGCGTAACACTGTAGTCCTCGCGATACGGGTTCGCAATATCGTCATCACGATTGCTCTGCTCAAATGGTAATGCGTCGAATGGTCTATAGTAGTTGGTCCTGCTTTTCGTTCGGTCAGTGCAAAGTGTTTGAGACTCCTCGACTCCATCGCACTTCGCTTTGACAGTATACTTTGGATTCCAGACGCTGATGTTCATCGAGGCTGTGCGATAAGTTTTATGATCGATGGATTCCTGTCCGTAGCCTCGCGTGAGGATGTAGGATTCAATCTCCTCGTTCTTCAAGCCATCCTCCTTGGTCAGGTCAGCAACATCATCACCTTCAAAATTCTCCTCCACCAGATTGATGAACCCATCAGTGTCGATGAAGTACAGGCGTTGGCTTTTATTATATTCCGCTATAAAAAATTCCTTGGGCTTGATCGCGTTGCCGCTGTCGTACCCGCTCCATGTCTGGTTTAGGAAGTCGTAAACGAGTAGCGCGTTATTTTCGCCACCATTCCCTCCGTCGATAGGGCAGGCTACCCACAGCTTGTTGTCCCAATACGCCAATCTTACCTTTGATTCATTACGGGCATCAATGCGATCAATAATCTTGCTGATTGATTCGGAGAGTGGAAGGTCAACTCCACGGACCTTGCTCTGCTCCGTCTGGGCCAGACTCACTATGCCCCTTCGGCTGGCATAAAAGTAAACATTACCTCCCACAACAACCGAAGCCCCCCGATTCGATACACCATAATCCTGAACAACTGGCTGCACCGAACAACTTGAAGAGAGGGTAGCATTAGTGCCGGTCGGAATGAACCCCGTTACCATGTGGACATCCTTGTCCTTTAAGATAATTAATCTCTGCTCATCGAATACCACTAAATCCTGAATCTCAGAGTTAGAACCAAAGTTGATTCTGAACAATTGATCAAAATAGGTATGGACATTATCCAGCGAATCGCTGACCGCAACAAAATCCTGTTTATTACCATAAGCGGTGCTACTCGCATCAAACTTTGTCGGTACGACAATTCGGTTTGCAATATGAACCCCATGCGTTGCGTTGGGCATGATCGTACTTAACTGCTGCCAGTGGTCTGGCTCTGTGGAGGGGCTGTCTCCCGCGCTGGTTAATGTTGATGTTGAAGATACGGCGGCTCCTATTAAATGCGCTGCTATTGTTGTTGATTCTGCGCCTCGCGTGCAGGTCGTGAAGGTCGTTGATGTCTTGCCTGTGTAGGTCAGCTTTTCAGACCCGATAAGTATCGTGCCGCTTGTGGGATAGCCATCAGTCTTGTTTACCGTAACCGTAACAGTTGCCGGATGAACGTAAGTGACCTCCGCATTGTCTGAATGGGCGGCAATAGTCGTTCCACCCTGTGCGCGTGCGCCGCCTGAAAACTCCGTGTCAGTCTTGGATGTGTAAGTGATTTGCTCGGTGCCTACTAATAGGGTTCCTGAGTCTGGGTAGCCGATAGTGCTGTTTACTGTAATCGTAGCAGTCGCCGGGTGGACGTAAGTTACCGCCGCATCGTTTGCGTGTACCGCAATAGTTGTTCCGCCTTGTGCGCGTGCGCCGCCCGAAAACTCAGTTCCGGTCTTGGTTGTGTAAGTAATTTGCTCGGTGCCTACTAATATAGTTCCTGCGTCTGGGTAGCCTGCCGTCGAATCGACAGTCACGGTGGTGGTTGTTGTCTGGTCATCTATGCCGCCATCTAACGCAGTGGCTGCTGGCGCATACAACGCGCCATCTAACGCAGTGGCGGCTGGCGCATATAAAGCCTCAGACAGACTCCGGCTAGGAAGTGTGACGCACTGGTAATACTCTTTATTGTTAGTGGCGGTGATCGTGCCAGTAGCGGCTGAGTTGCTGCTGGTTGTCGTGAAAGTAAATGTCGTGTCGCTGGTCTTGGTGATGGCAAAGCGGCCATTGAACTCAGACTCGTTCGCTCCGGCGATGGTAACATCCGCGCCAGTGATGAAACCGTGCGCTGCGCCTGTGGTTACGGTTGCTGTGCCGCTGCTGAATGTAATCCCGCTAACTGACACCAACGGGCCGAAAGCAACCTCATCATCCACAGCATAGGCAGTGGTGCTGTCCCACTGATCAACTTGATCACCGAATCCGGTGTCTTCGCTGACTAAAACCAGTGGAGCAAAGTCGTCACCCCGGAACATGATCAGCTTATTAAATGCCTGAACAAAATTAACCTCACCGACTAACGTGACTCCAGTTGGTAATGCCAGCTCAATCGGGTTATTACCCTGTCGAGTGTAGTGCGCTTTCCCGTCCGCTGCGATTACTACAAACTCCAAGTTTGTGTCAGGATTGCGAAATATTCCAACACCGTGAATCTCGCCAAACGGACGAACCTTGTTATCAATTTCAGGCGTGAGATTGTTTACCCAGCTTGGCTTGTAAACTCCCCGGCGAGTTGCGGCAACCCCATTGCGGAAACGCATGTTCCGAGCTTCGCTCGCCATGCCGGGGGGCAGCAGTGCAGGATCAAGCCGACTGTTCATCCCTGTGAACTGGCTGTCTCCGTCTACCTGTTGTTGTGCGTCTCTCGGCATTATTCTTCTTCGTCACCCAAGGCTCCAGCGTACCAGCCTTCTGGTAGCTTCACCTTGTTCTTGCTCAAAACCCATTCGCCTCCCTTGCGGAAGTAAACCTTGCCGCTCACGTTCGGACCGATTCTCACAACGTCAGAGTCAGTCTTTACGAACACCACTCTCGTCGTCCCGCAGCCTCCTCCGAAAAGAAGACCGCATACGATTGCGAATCTCAGGCTCAGTCTCTGCATCGCTTCCTTTGACATCCTGTTTTATCTCGGCCTTCAGGAACCCTGAAAACCATTCTAGCAATGATTTGATTATCCCCGCCCACATCTAGCTGGTTGGCGGGTTATCCTTCTTGGAATACTCCTTCATTGCGTCCACAATACTTTGCGAACCAACGTAAGCCGGGACGATGATGATAATTGCACCGACAATCTGCTCGGTTAGTTCGGGTGATAGGTTCAGCCATTCAGTTGCAGCCACGGTCAATAGACCTCCAATGGCTACCCAGAGTTTTCGGCTGACGATCTTGGTCTTTATTGTCTCTTTCATTCTTCTTTTATTAGTTTAACGATTTTAACTCCTGTCCAAATGCACGTCATAATCAAAAGGACAATCTTCAGAACGAGTTCAATGTCCGAGAGTGAGACAGTGGCAAGCACTCCCCCGTTTACTCCAAACACTTTCATCCATTCTAGGTCATTCATTATCTCCACCCGATTCATCTAAAGTTATTATGGTATTAGTTGTTCATCTATCTCCACCCAAGATTGATTCTCTTCGTCCCACATATAATGGATAAAGTCCTCATCACCTAACTCTGCTTCCTGTTCCGGCATAGGAACAGGGGCTTCCCAAGAAAGACTTTCCTCGTTTAATAGCCATGAAGGGAAGGGCTGTGGATAGATAAAAGCATCCCGCTCCACATCATACTTCATGCCCTTGCCTGCATACCGTTTTCTGAAATTGTCGTTATAAGAAGTCTGTACCCAGTCAGTGTCAGGAAACATCTTTTGAAGGTATGCTGTGCCTAGCTCTTCAACCTCTTCACCGTCTTTAGTGATAATTTTATTTGAAAGTACCAGCACGCGCTGGACGATTCCTTCTTCATTTATTTCTGCAAAGTGTGCCATAATATTATTAGTTTCGGTATTTCCAGCGGATAATTAATTTACCCGATCCACCTGCGCCTCCATTGTACCTTGTTGCCCCAGTGCCATAGGCCGATTTACCTCCACCGCCACCGCCACCGCCGGAGTTGGTTTCGCCATCTGACCCCGCAGAGGCATTTCCCCCATCTCCGCCACCGCCATCACCGCCAACACCTGCATTTGTGTAGCCGGAACCACCGCCCCCTCCAGCAAAGTAGCCGCTGTTAAACCCAAGGAAGTTTCCGTCCATCCATCCATCATCATCAGTCCAACCTGCTCCGCCATCACCGCCATCAGAGCCGTTGCTTCCGGCTCCTCCAGCACCACCTCCGCCAGCGTAAGGGTCGTACCCGTCCCACGGAGGAGTGCCAGTTCCGTCCGCTCCTCCACCGTCATTTCCTTGGTCAGTGGTTCCGGTTCCGCCTTGCCCAGTATAGCCTCCACCGCCACCGCTTCCTCCGTCTCCGGCATCAGCAGGGGAGGCATAATAATCTGACCCTTTTCCGCCACCAACAGCAGTCTGTGCTGAACCGCTTGTTACGGGAGTAAGCACTGAATCAGTGCCGTCTCCCGCTGTCACTGAAGTTGTGCCAGCAGTTCCCGATCCTCCAATCGTCACATCGTAGGTCTGTTCTAAAGAACCTCCATTATTAAAGGAAGTGTTGCGAATGAAACCTCCTGCACCTCCGCCTCCCCCAGTGCCGACCGCAGAAGTATTTTGAGCAGCACCTCCTCCACCACCTCCACCAATCAGATAGACTTCAATAGTGTTACTTCCCGATTCACTTCCCGCATCAGTTACTTCAAAGGCACTTGCAAGAGTTCCATCCACAACGAAATACTTGTAGTCGGTGTCATACTGATCCTCCTCAATCGTAAGCGAGGAGTCTACGTCGATGGTTACATAATCACTGCCTCCACCCGATTGGAATTGCCACCTTAAAATTGCTACACCATCAGCACCGTTGCTTGGGTATGAGGTTGATAGCGTGTTTCCGCCACCTCCGCCCGAACCTGTAAAGGCAGTTGGAGTGGTTGCTAGGGCTACGTTCCACGTTGCTCCGGCTCCGCCACCTCCAGTTCCGCCATCACCGCCAGTGCCATTATAAGCAGACCCCCCGCCACCACCTGCTCGCGTAACTGCTGATCCTGTGATTGATGAAGATAATCCGTTTCCGCCTGCCCCTCCGTAGTATGTGCTACTATTCATACCAACTGCATCTGCTCCTCCGCCGCCTCCTGCTTTTGCTGTCCCGCCAGCACCACCGTCATTTCCTTGACTACTGTCGGTTGTTTCTCCAGTCACAAGAGAACCTCCAGAGGCTCCGCCACCCGATCCACCGTCACCCACATAAAAAGTATAAGTACCCGAATACATATCATACCCGCCTTCGCCTCCCCCAGTGGATTCATAAGTATTATCGGGGAAAGCCAATGTGCTATCATTGCCATCAGAACCAGCACCTTGAGAAGCACTACGATTCGCCGCCCCACCGCCACCGACAGTAACAGACCCACTGCCTGTTGAGGTTAAAGTTTCAGTTCCAGTGAGATAACCGCCAGCCCCTCCACCACCACCCATGTTCCCTGCATTCCCGCCGCTACCTCCACCTGCAATAAGGAGCCATTCCACTTCGTCACTGCCCGAAGAACTCCCGATGGAATCAACGTCAAAATCTTCAGAGCCAGTTAATATGACATACTTATAATTACCATCAGTCACCACGGTAGAAGAGGCGGGAGTGATTTCGGGGTATTCCCCTCCTTCACTCGCTGTCGCATACCGATATGAATTAATGATGTTACTCATTCTTTAAGTCCAATAACCCAATAGCCAAACCTTTAACCCTTTTGCTGCCCCATCACCAATGTCCGTAATCTCCACCGAAACAAAATCATCCTCTTCAAGTGAGTAAGAGCTTGCAGCGGAATCAAATGCAGTTGCGGCTGCCGTATAATCTGTTCCCGAATTTAAGTCCTCATCCAGCATAGATGTTCCAGTAGATTCCGGAGTTGCTCCTCGATCTTCCAAGCTAATCGCAAGCCCCGTAGTCTCCGCCACATTCAATGACAGTTTCACCTCGGTAACAGTCATGGCTCTTGGGACAGTAATTTTAGCCTTAATCCCAGCCGTAAGCAGGGTGGTTTCATCCGAGCAAGCTATACCAATCTCGGCTGGCATCTTGATCTTCTTGGTTGGATCATCCGTTGCATCCGAATCAACTACAGCAATCTCATCACCCGCACTCCACCCGCTTGCATCTCCACTGCCAGTTATGCTGGAGAGACTGTTGATGTCCATTCCGAGAGTACCCGAAGAAGTAAGCGCACTCCCCGTGCTGGTCTTCAGTCCTTCATTTGCTGTTACCCCTATGCTGGTTACAGTGCCAGTGAACTCGTCAGTGGATGCTATGGTTATAGAGTTTGCCGCATTGGTAACTGAAACATTTGTTCCTGCTGTAATGGTAGCAGCAGCAGGGCCGTCTGCTCCGCCCACAATCAACTGACCGTTAGAGGTTAACGCAACTGCGCCTATTGCGTCTGTCCCTGTGTCTTGTGAAATCAGAACAGCCTTGTCAGTTAACGAGGTAGCCCCTGTGCCTCCTTGGGCTACTGTCAATGCTGTCGTCAATCCAGTGAGCGAAGTGATGTCCGAGTTGGCTCCTTGGGCGGCATAGCTGTGAGTATGCCCCGAAGCCGAAGCACCGATGTCGCTCAGGACTTCTGAAGCACTTCTACCTTCAATTTCAGTTCCGCTGATTCGTAAAAAGTCATCATCCACGACAGCATCGTTGCACTTCGCCACTGACCCATCGGCAATCCCGAAAGTAAGTGCGTCCTGCTTCGCGTTCCATGTAGATGCGCTGGCAATATATCCATCAGCAAGTGTTCCGGTTATCGCGGATGCAGCGAGGTCAATTCCTAGTTCAGTCGATTCAACTACGATTCCCCCATTGGCCTTTAGGTCTGCGCTAAGAGTTGCAGTGTAATCGCCGCTGGTCGTGTTGCTTTGCGAAATGTCCAGACCATCCCCGGCAGTAATATCCACGCCGGTCATGTCGCCTGAACCGCCTCCGCCAGCAACAGCAGCCCATTTCAGGCCAGTTGCCGTGGTGGAGTCTACCGTAAGGACATGGTCATCAGTATCCCCAACAGTAAGTACCGTTGCGGTGTTGTCAGCCGTGGCTACCGCGATGTCGCCTTTAGCGGCCCATGTCGCGTCTGTGGCGATTGGGACGTTTGTGTTTAATGCATTCCATGTCGCCGCACTGGCAATGTTTCCGTCAGGCAAATTACCAGTAACATCGGCAGTTAAATCAATCTGCCCCCGAGTAATCTCTTGGCCGCTGATTGTTATGTAATCGGGTGTCCCTGCTAATGTTACCCCCGTCGAATTGTCCGTGCCTGAAGCGTCCACCCCCAGAGTTGTTCTGGCAGCAGCAGCATTTGCATCGTCTATTAAAGTTCCACCGAATGCGCTGACAGCAGAGGCAGCTAGAGCAGCGTCAGCAGTTGTGCCTTGTGCGGCGGTAGCGTAATCCGAAGTATCAAATGCTTTTACATCTGCCAGATTCGTAACCTCAGAGTCCATCAACGCACCAGCAGCAGTTACGTTGGTGACATCTGTTACATCGGCAGAGGCTTCAATAGCATCGAGCTTGGTATTATCATCGGCCGTGAAATGGAGGTTCGTTGCCCCTTCAGCAATCTCATCCAAATTGTCTTTGGTGAGGATTTGGGAGTCTACATAATCCTTAACAGCGGCAGAGGTTGGCAGTGTGGTGTCGTTATCGTTACTGCCAATCGTATCACTTGAATCAACAACGGAGGTCGTGTTGATAATGCCTTTGCTGAAATTCTCAACCGTAACCTTCTTGGTCACGACAGCATCAGTGTCAACCATCGGCAAAACATCATCAGCCGCTGGTGCGGCACCGAGTGAGTCGAGTTCAGATATTTTCTTGTTAGCCATTTTTCCCCTTAATATGTTTGAACATCCAACCGGCGCACCTGCCCCTGCTGGCGATAAAGTTTGTCAGCCTCCATCATTAATAAACTCTCCGCATTACGATCAGCCGACAACGCCAATTCGTTATTGCCTGTCGAGCGGAGGTAATCAGCGTAAATTCCGCGAGTCAGGTACACTTGAAAGATTGCCGGGATTTTCACGACATCCCACTTGGCCGCCGATGCAGTGGGCGACTCAGTCACAGCCACACTCGTGTTTGCATCATAAAAGTTTCCGCCAAAGTATACCTGATCACCGCTGCTGTAAGCAGACGTGCTACTGTAGGTTGATCCTGTCAGGTTAGGCCGAACAATTCGGTACTCCAGCCAGATCGGTGTAGCATCGTCACGCAACTGAATATATCGATTCGTCCCGTCATCATAAATAGACCAACCTAACTGAGTATTGACCGTGGTCTTCCGGGGGTTCTTACTGCTTACATTCAGTATCTCCCCTGCGTCAGCCGGGAAAGGCGCAGTCTCAACCCCGTCAGTGGTGGTGACAGTTGCACTGGCTACTCGAATAGTATCAGGCCAATATTCTCCCTCCCAGCACATCGACAACCGGCCATCAGCCAAATCTCGTATACGTTGAAACTCGGTCGTGGAGAGATTGTCCCGATCCAACCCAGACAACTGGGCTACTCCGTTCAGCACATTACTGAATGTTAATGTCCTCATTGTCCACCTCCCTGACCCGCAGGAGCTACCCCGGTGAGTCCCACCTGTTTATTCTGAATTTGGGACACCCCCATTTGTAAATTTTGCATATACTTGCCAAACAATTCCTTGAACAACTCGTTGCCCTGCATCGCCTCCTGAACGCCGGGGCTGCTGCTCGCAATCTCTTGAGCGAATTGCATTTTAGTCCCGGCAGTGGGTTCGTTGCTCATGTCCTGATAGGTGGCCTCGACGCCCACCAACATTCCGGTAATCTCGCCCTTCGTTTCCTCGTAAAGTTTTCGGCTGGCACCCTGTTGATCGGTCAGCAATTCATCTGCACTCTCAGGAGCAACTGCCCTGAGTAATTTGTTAACCAGTTTGCTGCGATCAATGGTACCGCCAACATCCAGCGGAACAATGGCTTGTGCGATGGTTTGCATTTTTTGCTTCACCATCTCGTTGTCCATCTCGCTCACATTGAACCTTAAATTAAAATCAAAACGAACAGCATCTTGAGTGATCGCCTGAGAAGCCTGACTGCTCGTGATACGCATAATCTCTTCAGGTGAAAGGTACTGGACGCATAACCTGAACATCTGCCGGTACACCTCCGAATAAGACCGCAACCACTCATTCACCATGCGCTGTTGCTTCATCATAGTTTGCGTCTGAGGGATTTTAGCGTTGGGCCTGCCAAAATATGCGTCTGCCTGCTCTTGGATCGCCTCAATCAAGCTGAAGGCCGTTGCAGGGGGTCTGGAGGGTGGCTGTAGCCACGCATAGTCTCCGGGCTTGGTAACAGGCAACTGAACCCCCGGCCCTATCTTGTTTGCCATGCCAAGACGTTTGCTAACCTGCAAGGGTGGCATCGTCTCAAAGCTCGTAGCATCAAAGATCGAATCACGCTGCACCTTTATCTCGTTCTGCCACGTCTTAACAATGTCAGGCACCCCGCGAGACTCAACCACGCGCCGTGTGACGTTTTCACGCCTGAACAGGACAAACGGATACTGGTTGTGGGCGTAGTCGAGCATCTCGTGAAGGGCGAAAAGTTTATTGCCGTCCACGTCCGAAATTAACGGGCAGAAAATCGTGTAGTAAATTGATGGAACACCGTTGGCATCAATCTGGCGCGTGTAAGCGTAAACAACCTCAACCAAATTATCGCTCCGGTTAAATTCACTGACCAAGCCTGTCAGGGTTGTCTGATCCAGATAGTTCAATGAACGACCAGAGGTGTTCAGTGCCGCATCGACAAATTTTTCATCCCAATTATCTGTCGTCACCTTGCTTCGCAACTCAACCTCTGTCAGGTATTGCCTGCGGAATATCACACGCGCATTCTGAATATCAATTGTCTCAGGCGGGATGGAAATTTCCTCGTGCGGTTTCAGGGCAACAATGGATGGACGATTGCGGCAAAGATAGGCTTCTGGAAAGACTGTCGCCCCGTCCTCACGCAATTCCTTAACGATCTTATTAGCCCTGCGCTTCTTCAGGTCAGGCACAAACTGCATCAATAATTCGGAAGCCTGATCGGCACGATCCTTGTCCGCCACCATCTCAGGTAACTCGGCCAGTATACTTGCCGGGTCACTCTCTTGGGCAATCATAATTAACTGCTCCATCGTGATCGGTTTGTTTCGTAAAGTCGCCTGCTGCTCCCAGCCAACAAACATGGCAGCCCATCCGTAGGTCGAGGTGTAGTTGGCGAGCAGTTCCGCCTCGCGCTGTAAATCATTCTGCATCGTGGTGCGTACCCAGTTGACCAATGTGGTCGCGGCGGCACTGGGTTCAGTGTCAGTCAGTTCAACCGGGTTAACGCGAAGGTCGGCCCTGCTGTGGGCCACGGTTAACATGTCAACGCAGTCACCGATGATCTGGTCAGCTAGATAAACCCGGCAGTCGGATGCACCGTCAAACGGGAAGGCTTGGACTCCTTCAGTTAAATTCTTGCTCCACTTCTTGCCGTCATCAGACTGACCTGACCAACGGGCGAAACGGGTATCCTCTGAGTCACGAATATCGGACAGGCTCAGTCCTTCATCCAATGAACGCTTATACTCCTTGATCAGTTCACCGACATCAGGTGAGTCACTATGCTTTGCAAGTTTGTCGTCCATTACCTGTAAACCTTTACCTTGCGACCGGGCCGGTGATGAATAAATCCGTCACCATCATAACCAACCTGAATCTTATCACCGTGCGTCTTTACCCGCGCTTCAGGATTGTCGCGCAGGTATTCGTCCATAAATTGTTTGTCACCCCAGCACTCGTAACCTAAACGGTTACCCCAGTAATGGTATGCACCTGCCGGGATGCTGCCGCGCATTTCCCCAAGGCCATCGGTTCTGGCGTAGGAAAGATTGTTGTTGTTGGTGGCAATAGCCTTTGCATCCGTGAATGCGGCAGACTGTTGATCAAAAAGTCTCTGCCCAAGAATCTCAGTCACTTGACGACCAAGACCCTCAGGCAGAGATTGAATTGCATGTTCGAGCATTTAGCTTTTAGGAGCCAAGGTCGAACTTACCGTGTGCCAATGGGTTATGAACCACAAGGGCTGCAATGGCTTGGATCATGCGGATCGGGCCACCACCAGCGTCAGGTAGTTCCTTAACTTCTGGCAGGCTGCTGTAACGCAACTCGATACCACTCATGTCCAGAACATGTCCATCCGTAGCGGCTGGCATGAAGTTACTTGGCACCAAACTTATTGTGCCAAAATCTCCGCTGAACACATCCAGCGAGACTGTCATTTTCTTGCCGTTGACCGGACTGAACGTGCGAACCTGAGTTGCAGGTGTGCTGGTAGTCGAACCTTCAGCAGCGGTGCGAATGCCGGTCAGGCGATCCGTTAAACCACGCTTTAGAGTGCGTCCACAGGGCATCATGTAGCTCTTGATATTGCCGGTTTGGGCAAAGATAGAACTAAGCACGTCCTGCACCGTTTCGTCAGTGATATTAGCAGTGGTAGCAGTCGTCTCAATACTTGCAGACGGAGTGCGGTATGCACTCGGAACCTGAAGCACAGAACCACCAGCGGTACTGATCCAAGTTGCCAACCCCTTAGTGAGGTAAGCGTCAGACCCGTCATCAGCTTGAGCATCGTTTGCAGAGCAAACAGTTAGCTCAATATCACGTTTCAGTTCTACGATCTTCTTAGCGATACCACCGGCCAACTCAGAGTTGAGTCCAGCAACATTGCTAACGTCCATCGCCAACGTCGATACGCGAAAAGCGCGACGAAAGACTTGAACGTAGTTTTGTATAAGTGCGCGATTGGCACCGGGGTCTTCGTAAGAAGACACATCAGTTCCATCCACGGTTCCTGTGCTGACGGCGGAGGCATAACTGTCTCCCTGCCATGTCATTAATGTATTACCGGGCTTGCTGCCTTTTTTAGCGGCAGAAGTCACCGGAGTATCGTGTGCATCCACGTTGGCAATAAGATCGGCTAAATCCTCTCTCTTACCAACTTGTGTGCGTTCTAATGTTACGGCCATTATAGCCCTCCTTTTTTTTGTGCCACTCGTCTATAAATGATCTGCGGCGATTAATTGGGCGAGGTCGTCCACTTCACCCGTCTCAGAGAAGCGTTTTCGTGCAGAAGATGAACGGACTGTCGATTCATCCACCGGGGCCGGTTCGGCAGTCGGTGCCGCTGGCTGTTTCGGTGCCTTCTTCGGTGCCGCTGTTTCCTTCGGCTGCTTGGCCTGATGTTCCGCGCGAAGACGCTTAGTCATCCCAACCAAGGTATCGCCCACGATAATCTTGTAATCGGGAAACTGCTGAATCGCAGGAAACTCACGCAGGATTGAGGCGGCTGACTGATACTCGGAGGAGGCTTTATCATTCCACCACTTGTATACTTTGCCTGCGTACTCCTCATTCTGCTGATATTCCCGAACCCATTGCGTCCGTTGCGGAAGCCATTTGCGGATCGCCTTCGATGCTTGTTTACGTATCTCGCGCACCTCCTCGGCTGAGTATTCCACTTCACCGTCACTGGTGTTGACCACTGCTCCGTCCATGTTGTCGTCGCACCAATCCATCACCTGCTCGGCGTTGTGTTCTTCCCGTTGTACGTCCTCCAGCTTCGTGACATGCGCGAAAGGGTTGTCCGGGGTGACAGGAGCCGTAGCAACTGCCTCCGGTTCGGAGTCCTTGGATTCGAGTTTAGCCTTTAAATCGGCTATCGTCTCCTCGGCCCCCTTCCATTTTTTCGTCAACTTATCAATCCGCTTTTGAACGCCACGGGGAGTCTCCTCCTCGGCATCTTCGGCTTCTGCTTCGTCTTCCCCGGCGTTTGCTTCCGTTGCATCTTCATCGGCAGCCGGTTCATCCTCTGCTTCTGCTTCTTCTTCGGTATGTGAAAGAACGTCCTCTTTGCCTTCCTCGGCCTCTGCTTCAGCAGGGGTTTCGTCTGGCGTTTCTTCTTGCGGAACAGTCTCTAGTTCCAATGTTTGTTTCAGAGCGTCTGCCAAACTGGCTTCGTCTGTAACTTCCACGGTTTGGGGGCTGTCCGTTTGCCCAACTTTTGTCGCCATTGCTTTTTTGTGACCCGCAAAGTGGGTCGGTATCCCCAGCGTTTAATTATGTGAGGCGAAAAAAACGCAGAAACATTTCGCCGTTTTAAGGTAGACAAGAAAAAAGGCTCTGAAGAAAGGGAGTGCTTCCCGAACGGATGGTTAATGAATCTTAATGCACCAACATAGCGAAGGAGGTGGTATTTTGTCCGTTTATTATTTGGTGGACACAATCACCTTAAAGAACACCCAATTGAATGGGGTATTTTGTCCGTTGATTATTTGGCGGAAATAAACTCACTTATCCCGCATTTATTTTTAATTAAATTCCGCCATTTTTAATTGACACCAGATGGTAAGGTTTAGCGTCTAACTGATCAGGAAGGGGGCGTATGTTATGGGTGGAAGCGAACTGGGACTAGTTATGGCCCTCATTGATACCGCAGCTAATGTTGCGCTGGGATGTGCAGCAGTGGCTTACGTCATCAGGAGGGAAAAACAGTAAACAGAAACGGGCGGCTCATTTCGGGCCGCCCGTCTTCTTTTCCATGTGAGGTTGGGTTATTTGGGCTTCTTCCCGGCACGAATCTTCCGGTAGTAATCTGAGGCGTTTTAGCCTAAAAAAACAGGGCCAGGATTGCGTTCTAAGGCGTTTTGATTGATGGCCGGGTATGTTGACATGGGGTAAATTGAGTTTAAATTACTACCTGTCTAGCCATTCCCCAAACCGGATCAAATATTGCCGTTTCATCATCGAGGTGCTGAATCATCTCACCACACTCATTGAAGCAGCATTCGTATTCCTTGATCTGACAGCAACCTGTCTTGTTTACTTTCTTGGCATACCGTTTTGCCTCGGCCAGTTTGTGAGAGTAAAAATCTTCAACCTCCACATCCTCTTCAATCCACCCCCAAACCCGATAATACTTCCCCGTCTCTGCTACCGTCTCTCCCTCTACTGTGTCGCCTATCTCGTAACTCATGCCAATAGTATCGCATAAGGCGTGCCAAACTATAAATGCCTGCTTTTACGGGGTGCATGACTTTAGAGTCATGTAAAAAAATCAATCTAGGTTTAAATTCTATCAATAAAGATTGATAAAATCAGCCGCCCGTCTTCCGGGCAACGGCCATTTCGCGTAACGCAAGGAAGTGGTCACGCACTTCACGCACGGCGGCTGCCTTCCCACACATGTAGGCCCGTTGATTCGCGTCAAGGGTAGCGTCCAGTGCGGTGTCAGTCTCCACCTCCACGAAGTCATTCATGCCCTTCAGCATCTCCTCAAACAATTCATTCTTACCGTCCCACTGGTAAGCCGTGTAATTTATTTCACTTAATTCCGACATGCTTTAAAAGGTCTTCCTTATGATATTTATGGCGGCCACCTAAAGTCGTATAAACTTTTATCAGGCCAGCCTTGCGTAGCTTCTGAATGTAACGCTCCTCTAATCCCGTCAACTCAGTCGCCTGCTTCAGGCTTAACAGTAATGGCAGTTCTTCGATCATTAATAAGCCCCTCCACCCACAGCCGCATACGTCTTATCATCAACATGCGCCAAGTCGCTCGTGATCAGGTAACGTAAAACGTCAACCGGGTCTTTGAATTTATTCTTGTCAGCACCGGCACTGCTCACGTTCTGCAAGCAGTCAATCAGGTTACCGCAGTCACGGCTCACATACAGTTTCGGTTCATTGATCATCGTCACAGGTTCCTCAGTGTTATAGCTCATCTGTTCATTGATTTGCTGCACACCCTGATCCACGTTCAAACCCGGTGCAGGCGTGAACCACATTTCATTCGGTTCATCCGCCAACATGTCAATCAGCGTAACGCCTCCCTCCTTGGTCGCCTGCGCCGATCCTCCCGCTCTTGGATCGATAAAGCGTTCCTCAATCTTTTCGCCATCCTCCAGTTCCAGAAATAATTCCTTATACTCGTTTATCCCACGACCCTCTGGCTTCTGCGCTGGCCCCATCTGCCCCTCAACCTTGTCGCCCGGTATCGCCCATTCGCCATACGTTTCCTTGTCAGGCCATTCCCGGTAAATGTACATCTTGCCGTCAGGCGTGCAACGCATCCACAGTGCCGACCAGTTACGACTCCCGGCAGGATCAGTACACATGTAGTTCGTACCCTCCAGTGGCACGTCCTCCGGGTTAACGATATGGTCAGGGCCAAACTTCGGAAACCAGTTGCCCGTTGCCTTCTCGCACCATCCATAAGCCCTGAGACGAACGGTAACCGTATTCTCCCCGGCCAAGCTGCGTTCCATCTCTTCAGGAGACTGAAACGGATTCATCTCAGAATGAAACCAGATGACCGCACTATTCTCCTTCACGCACTTCGCTTGATAAGGCATGTGACCGGGCTTGCAACCAACCGGAGGCGGCGAGTTCTGAAGCAAGGAGGCTGCCTTCTGATCAGTTACTTTAGCACCGGCCACAAAATCATTCACCACAGGTGTCCACCCGGTAATCGGCGTAGCTGTAATCAACAGCTTACCCGTCTTCCTGCTACCCCGCCTCGTAATCAATCGATACTCACCCGTCTCAACCCAGTGATACGGCACCAACTCATCAAACCATATCATGTCACCCTCAAAGCCCTCCATAATATCAGGCTGTTGAGCATAATTCAAAAACCAGCACTGACTGCCGTTCGGCAAGATAAACGTGCCATCAGTAAAACCATTCTTTTGAGAGTAATTAATATTCGTCGTCTTCGTCTTCTTAATCCCCTTAAACTCCAAAGGAATATGCCCAAACACCGCAGGCTGCTGGTCACGAATACTACTCGCTGCTGTCATCGAAAAACACGCCACCCGGCTATCCGGTTTACTCATCAAAAGCTGCATCACATAATGGGCCGCAAATTGCGTTTTACCGCTCCGGTTGCCCCCGGACACTAACATCCTATCGTTACCCTCCAAAAGCGCACCAGCGTCCTTCCAGTGTTCAGGAATGACACAATGCCGATACGGATCAATGTAGCTCGGCCTCAGTTTCTTGTAGAAGTAATCATGCAGCCACTCCTGCACCCTCTCAACACCCTGCTCCTCAACCTGTTCAGCCAGATACTCCTTCGTTAAGCCGACAAACCGCGAAGGCGGCCACAGCAAACATGTCTCCAGCAATTCCTCCGGGGTTTTAGGTTGCAGGTTCATTGATCCACCAAGTCCGGGTTCTTTGAGTGCGACAAATCATCAATCGGCAGATGAACATACGTTTCTGCTGGGCAATTCGTGCAACTCAGGTTCGTCACTATCCCTTCACCTTCAAAACCATAATCCTCGTAATCATGGTCACCACCCCAAATCAATTCCGAATTGCAATGCCAACAGTTCATTGCCAATCAAAATTGCCGGGAAATGATCGGCAACACATTTTGTCGATCAAAAGAAAAGGCCAACAGGGTGTTCACTATCCCGGTGGAGCTACGCAGCCCAGAAGGCCATGAAGTTAAACCGGAAGTCCACGACTCTCTCGCGGCTCTAGTCCCTGTCAGCGTTTTCATCGTATCGGCTATTTACGTTTTTGTCGAACCTGCCACCCTTCCCGCTCCGCCAGCCAAGCACTAGCTCGACGATTAAAATCTTCACACTCCTTTACCGTAGGTATCTTACCAGCAAAACCCTCACAAGACTCGCTCACACGCAGATCACTGCAAGAATAGTTGCGGGGCCGATGACCTGCCTCATACCTCTTGTCTGCCGGGATTAACGGCATTCATCGCCCTCCGGTCGCCTCGGCCTCCTGTAGCCCTTCCACCCATTGCCCTCCTTCCATACCGTTACCCGTAAACCCGGCTTGTACATCCGGTTATCACCCACATTCACAATCTGCGGCTCACTCTCACCATCAATCAAGCATCGCACCAAGCGCGTGTTCAATATTCGCGCCTTCAATACCTCCGCACCCCTCGTAACAGGCCCATCAGGCAGTAACTCGCTCACATCGAATTTCAGGTCAGACGCTAACCTCCGCAAACCACACTCAGTCCATACCATCGACCGACCAAACATCAGCCAATCCACGTTACCCTCGTACTGGCCGCTCTGGCGGTGCCGCCTCAGCTCCTCACGCGATAAACCTGTTGATGCAGCGATTGCCGCTTCTTTCGTCATTGCCGTCATTGCGCTATTGGTAAAATTAAATTTCCCCCCTTATCCGTCGCAAAACACCCGCTGAAAATCGAGGCACCCCCCCCGCCCCCTCTTGTGGTGTGTCTTTTTGACCATACCATATGTGGGGTAGGTATTTTTTGCCGGTTTGATCGAGTTGTACGAAATTTGTACGGTTTTCCATTTCACTCCTGTTTTTCTGGGGGATTTATGTCAACACACGCAGACTTTTCGTCTGTTTG